TTTGTGAAACACTTGTAGCCTATCAAAAGGCAGGAGTGTTACCAATCATTATTGACACAGAAAACAATCTTGGTCGAGAAAGGTTGAGAGCAATGGGATTTAATTGGGACGATGGATTTTACATCGACATCGACAATGAATTCTTACTTGAAAATTTCGGTAAGAAAAAAGACCCAAAGAAATTAGAAGCCACAATTGAAGATTTGGCTGATGCCGTTCATTTTTATATTGACAAGCAATCGGCAGGAGAATTACCTTATGAGTTGATTTTTGCAATTGATTCATTGGGGACGTTGGATTGTGATTTGACTGTCAGAGCAAAAGCAAACGATACGTCAAACAACAACATGTGGAATGCAGGTGCATTTGAACGTGCATTCAAATCAATTTTGAATTATCGTATTCCCGGTTCACGTAAACAAAACAAGCAGTATACCAATACCTTAGTTGCTGTTCAGAAAATTTGGTTGGAAGCCCAACCTGTTGGACAACCAGTAGTAAGACACAAAGGTGGTGATGCCTTTTTATTTGGTGCACGTTTGATTATACATCATGGTGGTAAGAAAACACAAGGTGTAAAATACATCAGTGCACAGTCAAAAGGAACCGAAATTTCTTTCGGTATTCAAACTGCGATTGAAACGGTAAAGAACCAAATCGATGGGCCGTTTGGCGGTATCTCCATTCAAGGAGATATTATTTCAACACCACATGGATTCATCGGTGTTGCGCCAGATGACATTACCACATACAAAAAGAAAAATCTTTCGTATTTCAGAGACAAATTGGGATCAGACCTTAAAGAAGGTGATATTGAAACCAAGTTTGATGTTTCAAATATGGATGATGATGATGTGAAATCATTGTTGAACGAAATGTAAACAAATTGATCCGAGACTTGGTTATCTGAGTCTCGGATTTTTAACCTTATGAACACTAAGACACTTCTTGTTGATGCATCATACCTCTTCAAACGATCTTTGCATGGTGTAAAACACACCTACGATAAAAAAGGTCATCACATTGGAGCAGTGTATGGATTCTTGACCAAAATAAGAAAACTGATCAAGGATTTTGGAATCAATAAAGTAGTGTTAGCATGGGATGGGGAAAATGGTGGAATTTCTCGTCACGAAATTGACCACATGTACAAGTCGAATCGAAAAGATAAGAAGTGGTATGTGCCAATTGAATTGAGTGACGAAGAACTTCGTGCAGAAAAGGAAAACAAAGAATCAGTTCTTGCACAACGCAAAAGAGTGCAATATTATGGAGAAGAGTTGTTCTTCCGTAATTTAGAGATTCAAGATACTGAGGCCGATGACTTGATTGCAGCATATTGCATGAAACATCACAAGGATGAAGAGATCATTCTTTACACAAATGACAAGGACTTCCTTCAACTTTTAACATTGGATATAAAGATTTATCTTGAAAGTGTTGGGAAGATTGTGGAGGCCGGAAATTTCTTTGAATTCTTCAAGTATTTCTACAAGAATGCATTAACTATCAAGATATTATGTGGCGATGATAGCGACATGATTGAAGGTATTAAAGGCATAAAGGAGACAACTCTTCTGAAAAATTTTCCAGAACTCATTGATAGTGAGGTGTCAGTAAGACAGATTTGTAAACGTTCAGTTGAAATAAATGAACAGCGTAAATTAGAAAAAAAGAAACCATTGGCGGCAATTGCCAATATTACCAGCAATATTGAAAGGTTAAAAACTAATCATCGACTGATGAATTTGTTTGAACCATTTTTGAATGAGGCTGCGTATCAGGCACTTGAGGATTTGAATATACCGTTGTCAGCAGATGATAGAGGTGGAAACAATCTCTATAAGATGGTGCAAGAAGATGATCTTCTTGCATCGTACTCGAACTACGGAAACTATTCAAGTTACATGCAACCTTTTTATCAAGTCATTTCGAGAGAAAAAGATTTATTGAAAAAGTATTGCCAACAATAAATCATTTTAGTAACATTGCTTTGTGCAACCCTATAAAGAAAGACATTTATGTCAGAAGAAAAAAAACAGGAAAACTTTTTTAAGTTTGGACTTTATCTCAGAGGCGAGAAAATCTATGAAAGAATTTTCAGTGCTGATCTGTATAATCCTGTTGTTCGTTACTCAGTAGATATTCGAGACAAGAGTCCGAATATCATAGCAAACATTCAAAGCGTACTTCAATCAACAGATTTATCGTATGAAGATTTTTGGAAACAAAATACCAAGAATTACTACAAGCATATCTGTAAGATAAACAGAATGGCTCCGATTAAATTATTTGTCCTAACAAATTACAAGGACAAAGATCGTGATGCCCAACAAAAGACTAAGTTCCAAGGAAAGGGAACCGAATTCAAGTTTGGACTGTACATCAACAATAATCCAATTGTTGAACGTAATTTTTATGTAGACAATTACAATCCAGATGCGAGATTCTCAAATGAACTCCAAAATCTACTCAATGAAATTGTGGATTTTCTTTGCTCATACCTTAAAACTCGTGATGTAAATCACATGTGGAATGATTACGATTTGATTAATGCCTACGAGTTGAACATTCAACAAGTAAGGGAATTGTCAAAGGAAAAGCGTGAGGAATTCTTACGTAGGAAAGGTGATCTTGCTTTCATCGAGAAAGTCAGAACCGACTACAACAAGAATTCAGACTACGCGATGTAATCATTAAATCACATGAGCGAAGAAAGCAAAGATAGAAAAGATGTTCTTGGATACTTAGGTCAATCGTTTCAAGAAAAGGTCTTATGGCAACTTCTAATAAATGCAGAATTTGCTGAATCAGCCATTCAAAGTCTGAGTACGACTTACTTTGATAATCAGCAGCATAAGTTTATTATGAGCATGATTAAGAAGTATTTCGAGCAAAATAACATCCCTGCTACACTCAGAAATAGATCAATCTACGAATACATTAATGCAACCAACAAATCGGAGGTTGACAAGGAAACTGCGTTCGGTGTTTTGAATCGTATGGTTAACTACGATAAAAACGTTTTGAATGGAGTTATTTTGAATGATGGCGATACTATTCAAAAAACGGTATGGTTGTTCATCAAACAACAAGAATCAAAAACTCTTGCAAACGACATCTTTGATAAGATCAAAACAGGATCGCTGGAAGACAACGTTCATTATTTCGAAGAGAAGTTCAAAGAGATAATGAAATTGGGTGAAAAGCATGATTTTGGTGAAGATGTGTTCCATGATATTGAAGATGCATTAAAAGAAGATTATCGTCAAGTAATTCCAACAGGGATAAAGGCAATGGATCATGCTCTTGCAGGTGGACTTGGCAAGGGTGAAATGGGTATAGCACTTATGGCATATGGTGTAGGGAAGACAACTTTCCTTACTAAGTGTGCTAATACTGCATATAGTGTGGGTAAGAATGTCCTTCAAATTTTCTTTGAAGATAATGAGAGTGACATCAAAAGAAAGCATTATACATTGTGGAGTAAGATTCCGTTGTCTGAATTAAAGGATAGACGTGAAACTGCAATTGAACTTGTCAATCAGTATAAAGCACAACATAAGGAAAGTGGTGTGGGTGGTAGATTGATCCTGAAAAAGATGGATCAGGAGAACACTACAATTCCAATGATTAAAAATTGGATATTGAACTATGAGAAACTTAACGGGATCAAGTTTGATATTGTCTTTCTCGATTATTTGGATTGTGTTGAACCGCATAAACCAACTCAAGGGGATCAGAACAAAGCAGAACTCATTGTTGTAAAAGCCTTTGAAGCAATGCTTGCTGAACTCGATATTCCCGGATGGACTGCCGTTCAAGGAAATAGAAGTGCAGTACGTTCAGAATTTGTACATGGTGATCAAATGGGTGGTAACATCAAAAGAGCACAAAAAACACATTTCTTATTTTCAGTTGCAAAATCGCAAGAGCAAAAGCAAGATAATCTTGCAAACATCCAGATCATTAAGTCTCGTATGACAAAAGATGGTCAGGTGTATGAAAATGCGATTTATAATAATGATACACTTGAAATTAGATGCATTGAAGGCATTCGTCCAAGTGAAACATCAAGTGCGAAAAAAGCAAACGCACGTAAGGATAAGCAATTAGAAACTGCAATGACATTGTTTCAGAGTCAAGAAGTAGAGCGAATGAGTGATGAAGAAGTACGAAAGAGATATGAAGAATCACAAAAAAGAGTAGAAAACAACGAAGTGAAAATTGATTCTTCTGATAATCAATTAGATAAAATTTCTGAAAATAATTCTGTTGAGTCAACTGAAATATTGTAAGTTGCAGACCTATTTATGATGACACTTCGCTAAGTAAATAGCATCTATAAATTTATTTTATTTTATAAAAATTCATAAGAATTAATCATATGAGTAGCACCGTTTTCGTCATTAAAAGAAATGGCACAAGAGAAGAACTCAATTTCGACAAGATCAACAATGTTTTAATGTGGGCATGTGAAGGCATAAAAAATGTAAGTGCCTCCGACATTGCAATGAACGCAAAACTTCAAATGGTAGATGGAGTAAAAACCATCGACATTCACAACATCCTAATTCAATCTGCATGTGACCTTATTTCGGAAGAAACACCAAACTATCAATACGTAGCATCAAATCTCTTAAACTATCTTTTACGAAAACAAGTTTTTGAAGCAAAGGATTCACTCCCATCGTTGTACGATGTAATCAAGAAAAATGTAGAGTGGGAAATCTACGATTCGCTCTTATTGGAGAAGTATTCAAAAGACGAGATAAATCAAATTGATAAGTGGATCAAGCACAGTCGTGATTTCAATCTCACTTATGCTGGTATTCAACAGTTAGTAGACAAATACCTGTTAAAAGATCGTTTTAATGGTAAGTTGTACGAAACACCTCAATTCATGTATATGCTTATATCCATGACAATTTTCATGGATTATAAGACTGACAGATTGAAGTGGGTTAAGAAATTTTACGATCATATTTCCCTCTTTAAATTAAGCCTCCCAACGCCCATTATGGCGGGTGTACGCACACCAAATCGTCAGTGGTCTTCATGTACCCTTATCGATGTTGGTGATAACCTTGACTCTATATTTACGTCAAACAGTGCCATTGGATACTATAGTGCGAAACGTGCTGGTATTGGGTTAAATTTTGGCCGTATTCGTGCTATTGGCGATAAGATTCGCGGTGGAGAGGTTGTACACACGGGTGTTATCCCGTATTTGAAGATGTTTGAATCAACCGTGAAATCCGTTACACAAAACGGAATTCGCGGGGGTTCAGCAACAGCATATTTTCCTTGGTGGCATAAGGAAACGATGGACATCCTTGTATTGAAAAATAACAAGGGTACAGACGACAACCGTGTTCGTAAATTAGATTATGCAGTTCAATTCAATCGACTATTTTACCAACGTGTAATCGAAGACGGCAATGTGACTCTCTTTTCACCTAACGATATACCGGGTCTTTATGAAGCATTCTTTGAATCAAATGAGAAGTTTGAAGAAATATACTTGAAGTACGAGAACAACAAGAATTTCAAAACCAAGAAAGTAAAGGCAAGAGAACTTTTCAATTCCTTTTTACAAGAACGTATTTCAACAGGTAGAATTTACCTGATGAATGTAGATCATGCAAATTCTCATAGTTCATTCATTGACAAAATCTATACGTCAAATTTGTGCACGGAAGTTACTCTTCCAACAACACCGATGAAACACATTGATGACGATGATTCTACTGCTGCTGAAATTGCATTGTGTGTTCTTGCGGCAGTAAACTTAGGTGAAATCAAAGATATTGCTGAGATTGAAGAGATCATGGAATCTGCTGTTCGTGCACTTGATTTTGTTGTTGAACACCAAGACTATCCAGTGAAAGCAGCACTCAAGATGCTCAAGAGAAGATCATTGGGTATAGGTATCACTAATCTTGCATACTATCTCGCTAAGAATGATTTGGGATATGAAGATAAGGGTGCATTGAAATTGGTTGATCAAACAATGGAAGCCATTCAATACTTTGGCATCAAAGCCAGTGTAAAACTCGCAAAAGAATTTGGGAAGTGTGAGTGGTTTGACAAGACAAAATATTCATTGGGTATCCTCCCAATTGACACATACAAAAAAGAAGTTGATTCACTTATCAATCGTAAGCATACTTATGATTGGGAAGAACTTAGAGCAGAAGTTCAAGAATATGGTATGCGTAATTCATGCATCACTGCTGAAATGCCTTGTGAATCTTCATCGTTAGTAACAAACTCGACTAATGGCATGGAACCTGTTCGTGCATTGATCATAAGTAAGAAGTCAAAACAAGGAGTGATCAAGGTTGTAGTTCCAGACTTTAACAAACTCAAAAACAAATACACGTTGGCTTTTGATATGAAAGACAACAAGAGCATAACCAACATTCAAGCGGTAATGCAGAAGTGGATCGATCAAGCAATTTCTTCTAATCACTATTATGACTTTACTAAGTCAGAAGATGGAGAAATTTCATTGTCGGATTTAGGGATGGATATTCTTTATGCGTACAAGATGGGAGCAAAGACCCTTTACTATGCAAATTCGAACGATGGAAAATCTGATGATCACGAAAAACAATTAAAACGACTTGACAATAACGAACCAAAAGATGTATCTTTGGCTGTAGTTGCACAAGTGGATGAAGCAGGTTGTGAGTCGGGTGCATGTAGCGTTTAAGGTTATGGAAGAATTGGATGATGAAAGTTTTAATAGTATTGGTCATGTATGGACACCAGAAAAACTTGCCGAAGTAAAGGCTTTCATTAAAAAGAAAAATTCTGAAAGAACAATTTGGCAAAGAATATACACACAATACCTATGTTGGAAATTCCGTTTTCAAGATTGGATTGAAAAAATAGAACACACACTAATCGGTTAAGTATGAGTGAGAAATCAATAATCAATGTAAAGCAAGTTGACTTTACAAAGGAACCTATTTTCTTTGGTGAGAAGTTGAACCTTCAAAGGTATGATCGTTTCAAGTACGAGAATATCTTTGGTATGTTCAAAAAGCAAATGGGATTCTTTTGGAGACCAGAAGAAATTGCATTGGGTGGTAAGGAACGATCTGACTATAACTCTTTAACTGATCATCAGAAATTCATCTTTACCAAAAATTTGGGCTACCAAATATTATTGGACAGCGTACAAAGTCGAGGCATTTCAAATTTGTTAGAGAACTGTTCAAATCCAGAGGTAGAAGCCTTTGCAAAAATTTGGGAGTTCTATGAGACTCTTCACTCATACTCATACACGTAC